CTATACCACGACCTTTTGGACAAGGTCTTTTTTTATTTGTCTAATTCCCTCATCACTTCTTCCACTTTTTCCTCTGTCAACACCTCCCATGGCCTGACTCCCTCTCCTGGTAACACATAATCAAATATCTTTCCGTTTTTACGCACTATCGCTACTGTGTCACCTAAAATATACCCCTTATCAATCGCTTCTTTAAACTCATCTATATATAACATATTTCATCCTCCTACCTATCTATTCGTAAAAAGATAAAAATAACTATTGTTTTTTTGTTATTTTATAATAAAATTATTAATATAAGTTAATGTTTTTCAAAAATATACAATTTTATTCTATTTATAGTTAGCTATTTTTTCATTGTTAGTAATATTGGTGAATTGTAATAACCTTTTTAAATCTAGAGGAGAACCCAGATATAAAATGGAGGAATATTAATGGAAAACAATAAAAAAGTATTGAAGAAAATGGTATTTTTTGTTTTAGTGACATTTCTTGGACTAACAATCTCGCAAGAGGTATTTGCTCAACAAGACCCCGATCCAAGCCAACTTCACAGATCTAGTTTAGTTAAAAACCTTCAAAATATATATTTTCTTTATGAGGGTGACCCTGTTACTCACGAGAATGTGAAATCTGTTGATCAACTTTTATCTCACGATTTAATATATAATGTTTCAGGGCCAAATTATGATAAATTAAAAACTGAACTTAAGAACCAAGAGATGGCAACTTTATTTAAGGATAAAAACGTTGATATTTATGGTGTAGAATATTACCATCTCTGTTATTTATGTGAAAATGCAGAAAGGAGTGCATGTATCTACGGAGGGGTAACAAATCATGAAGGGAATCATTTAGAAATTCCTAAAAAGATAGTCGTTAAAGTATCAATCGATGGTATCCAAAGCCTATCATTTGATATTGAAACAAATAAAAAAATGGTAACTGCTCAAGAATTAGACTATAAAGTTAGAAAATATCTTACAGATAATAAGCAACTATATACTAATGGACCTTCTAAATATGAAACTGGATATATAAAGTTCATACCTAAGAATAAAGAAAGTTTTTGGTTTGATTTTTTCCCTGAACCAGAATTTACTCAATCTAAATATCTTATGATATATAAAGATAATGAAACGCTTGACTCAAACACAAGCCAAATTGAAGTCTACCTAACAACCAAGTAACTTTTTGCTTTTGGCAACCTTACCTACTGCTGGATTTAGAAATTTTATTGCAATTCTTTTATTAATGTAAAAACCGCTCATTTGATGAGCGGTTTTGTCTTATCTAAAGGAGCTTTACCTCCTAAATTGGTTTTTTAGTTGCGGTGTAAGTCACACCGTTGATGTTAATTTCCAAGCTGTCAATAACAACGTCAATTTTATCAGACTGACCGACATCGATGTCGGCCTGTTGGTCGTACTTGGCAAGTGACCCGTTTTCCTGCTCAATTGCTTTTAGCCTGCCAGCCATACCAACAATGTAGCTATCAAATCCGCTTGCAGCATAATCATAGGTTGCACCACCAACCTTAAACATGCCTTTCACAGCCTCGCTGAAAGTCTTAGCACCGCTTACCCTATAAGAGCCATCAGCTCTCAAGAGATAAAACCAGTCCGTCAAAAAGTCGTCAACGCTAGCATAATGCATGTAATGACCACCCTCAACAGCAGGCCTTTCCGTACCTTGCGTTACCGTTATACCGCTTGGACGGTTGCCTTGGCCAGTCCACGTCATACCTCCCCAATTGTTGTCAGCACGACCTACAGCAGATTGCCCCCAAAGCCCCTCAAAATGCAACACAGTAATGGCATAACTTGGCAAGATGTCATGCTCTTTACATTTAGCTAGGATTTTATCCAAGATAGCTTTTTTAAGCACAGCACCATTAAATAGTAAGTCGCCATCTTGTTTGACAGCAGGGCTTTGCTCCGCTACTTGTGGTTGTTTGAGCAGCTCGTTTACTTTTGCTTGAACAGCATCATAGTTAGCACCAAGTGAGATTTTGCGCTGCTCGCCACTACCATGTTTGCCAGATAGGACCTCTTGAACTAGCTCATCAATGCTTTTATTTGTAGCAGGTTGGGCTTTTGCTCCTGTATAGCGATAGACATAAGAGTACATCCAACCGCTCGCTGCTGCTGTTTGATTGTAGTTATCAATCGTGATGTTATTATTTGCGTAATTGCAGTGGATAATATTGTCAGCATCAATAAACATCACAACGTGACCACCCGCGCCTGCTGATTGCCCACGGAATCCCCAGATAGCAATGTCAGCCCGTTGGCTATCCCAATCCTCATTATCAGCGATTAACTCAAAGCCGTTTTGGACTAGCCAGTCGTGCATATACTCTGTATTGAGTAGCCAACCAGGATTACTAGCTCCTGCATAGATTAAAGCACTACAAATAGCGCTTGAGCAGTCATAGCTATCAGGACCATTACGGCAGTCCATGGAATAGCTGACACGACCCTTTTTTAAACCCATCCAAGCGATAGCTTTTTCGGTATCTACTACCATCTATCATCCTCCTTATCTAAAAATGGATAAAAGATCAGAGCAACAACAGATAATGGCACATACAGTATTGCTATTGCTATAACTAATGCTAATCGTGTGATTGCCCGCATGTCCCCTCCTATTGTTTTGGTTCGTGGTAAGTCAAAGCTTGCTCACTGTCTGACAGGCCTTTCGTGGTTGGATCTGTGACAACACCGAGCAATACCAAAAGCGTTACAGCTGTGTTTGCAATATCCGCGATGTTTGATGGTAGTTTAATACCTAATTGCTGTGCCAGTAAAAAGATAGCTCCTAAAATAGCCATCAAGGTTACTTTGTTTTGTAGTCGTAATTTTAAATTAATCATGCTTCACCTCTCATAATATCTTTAAGTTCTCTTACCTCACGATTGAGGTTTTTAATTTGCTCTGTCATTGTGATGAGCGTTTTGTTTTGCTCATCATGCTCCTCAAGACGCCTAGCATTTTGCCGAGTGACAATTTTTAAATGCTCAACCTCAGACTGCAACAATGTAATATCTGTCGCATGCTTGATGGATTTTGCATTAAAAATATTGTAAGTCGTGACGATAGCTAAAATAAAGCCGCCGAGGCCAAATATCAACTCTGTTGCCATAGCTTACCTCGCTAATCCTGCTTAACTAAGTCCGCATACTTAATGACTGTGACTTTATCCTCTTCCTCTAGCTCTTTAAGCGTCTGTTTGTCATAAGTAAATGGCTCGTTAACGTGTACAAAGACAAGATTACCTTCTCCTGCCTGCTCTTCGTGCGACTCGTCTACTACCGTAAAGACATCATAGGCTTGATACTCACCTTTTTTGGCTGGCTCGATTAGCTCTAAAAGACCTTTGTAAATATCGGGTTCCACTTTGCTTCCGCTTGTTAGTAGATGGAT